GCCCACAGTCACATCGTTCAAAACCTCGCCAATTTCGTTGGCCTCGTTAATGGTGGTCATGTCGGGCTGACCATCCGAACCAATAATCCGCATCACCCGCTGGGTGTCGTAAATATGGGGAATCAAATCAAGAATAATGCGCCCAGTTTGAGCAATGGAACGGGTCAAATTGTCGTAAAAGTGGAAATTAGACAGATCAACCTGATTCTGTTGCCCCGCCAATGCTTTGCCAGAGATATTCCCGCTTGGCAATTGATTTGGGTCAAGAACGCCCAGCACCATTTGCAAATCGTTAGAAATTGCCCCTGCCGCTTCCATAATCCCCACAGGTGGCGGCTCGGGTTGCAGTCTCACAGGTGCTGGCGCTGGCACACCTTCAATGTCTTTCTGTTTATACCGCAGCACAGGCATTGACTTGATATTAGCCATTGCCCATTCATTTTCATGGCCTTCGTCTTGACCTTCTGCCATCACCCACTTTGCTTTAGGCGCAAGGGCAATGCTCTCGGTCATGCTGGTGCGCCAGAAGTTGTACATCCGCTGGGGGTCTTTGGCAAACCGCACTAGACCGTATTTCTTGCGCTTGTCATCCACAATGACCTGTGCGCCATAAACAGGCACAACGGGGATATATTTACCCGCCCAGGTCTTTTCCTCAAGCACCTCCAAAGCGGTCATCTTGGCCCATTTAACGGCCTTGCGGAAGGATTCACGCTCATCAACCACAGTCAATCCTGCGGCCTCGACCCGTGCAAAGAATCCAGCACTGTCCCCAAATGAAGAAGTGCCGTCACTCAGCAAATACAGCTTGGCCCTCTCGCGCTCAATCCAGAAGTATTCGGCAATGCGGATGTCCTCTTTGGTTACCCAGGCAGCGGTGTCATCGCCTGTGCTGCGTTGCTGGAAGTTGGCGCCATCATCAGCACCTGGGTACATTCCCCGAAATATCTTTTTGTCCAAGACGGTCGTGATCAAACAGCGTTCAGCATCCGAACCATCTGGCCTGATGCTGTTAGGGTCAAAATAGACTGTAAAAGGGTTGTCAATCGCATCAATGTAGATTTCTTGATCAAAAGAATCTTCCCTTACATATTTGTAATTTATGCGCCAGTAGCCCCAGCCCATTCGCACGGCATAGTCAAAGGCGGTGTCGTAGGCGGTGTCGGCACTGGAATTAACCTCAATGTGACGGGTGATGCCCTCAATAACTTGGGCAATCTTGTAGTCGGCAAGATTGTTAACGGGGTGAACCTTGATGCGTGGGCGTTGTTGGCGCTGCTGGTTGGTCACCTGTCGGATGTAGGCATCAATCTTATTGATGGTCAGACAAGGGCGGCTTTCCAAATTGCGGCTATTCTGAATCTCAACAGGCCATTGGTCACCAGCGGCAAATTTAATGTCGTTTAGCGCCTCGGCTCGATTTGTGGAGTCCGAATCATTGACCAAGCGCCAGAACTTAATCGCCTCTGAAATCTTGTCTTTTGCGTTATCTTCGTCTTGGTATGCCATATAAACCCCTTTGGGTAATTATCCCATCCAACTTCCCGCTGTGGCAACCATTTGCTTTTTGCGTTTGGGTGGTTCTTTGATCATTAAGGCAATGTAGCGGAATGCGTCTGCCCCGTGGGAATAATGGTCATGCAGAGGGTTTCTGCTGAATTGCCCCGTGTCTGGGTCAACCTCGTACCTGTAATGGCGCAAGCAAGCCAATCCATCGGCGGTGTGTTCGCGGTCAAAGTAACAAGTAGGAAATATCGTCCTGGCAGCGTTGATGGAGTCCAGAATTGGCACTCTGGGCAGAATGTTGGTCTTGTACCCTGCCGCCCTCACAATGTCATCAATTGACCGCCCAGCCGCTGCCAAGGTCTTGTTTTCAGCGTCATGGGGCAACCAAATGGTGTCGTAGACATAACCATAAGTCTGCATGGTCGCCAAGTAATAGCTGATGGTTTTCTGGGCATCCTCAATGTAGCGGATTAGCCTTGTCTCCATCCCCACGAACTGCAAGAACCAAATGGCGGTGCTATCCGACCAGCCCAGATCAAACACAGCATGAACGGGTTTGGTTGCGTCATAGGGCACTTTGGTAATGCGCCCATCCTTCTCAGCCTGTTGCATTTCCTTGGCAAAGATAGCCCCATCCACAGTTTGGCGGCACAAACCTTCCCAAACTTGGTTGTAGGCTTCCTCGTCCCGTGCCTTTAACGAGTCTTTTTCCAAGCGCAAGGTTTCGGGAAACCAAGGGTTATCTGACCAATTCACCCGCATGGTGATGCAGTCCTCTGGGGGGTTTGCTACAAACCGCTGGTAAGTCTCATCTGTTTCCAACTCAGGATTAAACGAAATCCATATCTCTGACCCGCCCTTGCGGATGGTTGGAATCAAGATGTTCCACGATAAACGGCTGGTGGTCTGGGCTTCCTCAACCCAGCAAATATCAACCCCTTCGTAAGATTTGATGTTACTGACGTTGTTTTTTAAGCCCACAAAGCTGAACTCTGTGCCATTGCGCCCCCTGATGCTGGCTTGGGTGATCTCATAGAACCCCAGCAGTCCAAGGCTTTCGATCTGGTCGCACAACAGCTTATGAACCGAATCCCTGATGCTGGTCTGGAACTCTCGGGCGCACAGAATGCGGATTGGGTTCTTTGCCCCCAAAATAAGCAATGCCCTAGCTATCCCCCAAGACTTTGCCCCGCCTCGCCCACCATATAGAACCTTGTAGCGAGACTTCTGAAACAGCCCTTGCAGCTTGACAGGAAACTCTGCCTTGGCAATGGCATCTTGTACATCACTCATTGGGCTTGATGAATGTGACTTGAATTCCACCTAGCAATGGCGTTCCATCGGCGTTCTCAATGGTCGTTGCCTGTATTGCCTTGCCGTCCATCCTGTCGATAATCTCTTTGATGGCCCAAGGCTGGCCCTCCTCGGCTTGGCTTACCAGTTGCTCGGCAATGCTTCTCAAACGGTGCGGCTCAGTTGTCAAAACAAGGCGCAACTTGTCATAGAACATCCTGCTCTTTGCAGCGTTCTGGTTACCTACTTGTGCGCCTCGCTCTGCCATTTGATTCCAATCCTAAGTGATTGTCGTTATTTACTTAATCTGTTGACTATTCATGTCTTGGATTTTCAATAATTGCTCTTTGCCAGGGAAAACAACAAAGTTTCTAGTGCTGTTGGCGGTTTCACGGCTTCCTTGATCAAGATACCTGATGCCTGGAATGCCTCTTTTTGCCAACAAAGCAGAAATCTCAGGCTGTTCAACTTGTAAGTCTCTGTTAATTACATTATGCCAAGTTGATGCTAATGGGTCTGCATCCATGTACTTTTTAAGATCAAAGTCTGGGATTGATGGCAATTCTTTTTCAATTCCCTTTAGTGCTTCTTGAACATTCTTTGGCTGTTGAGACAATGGCTTGTCCCAATCAATCATCTGAGCAATGTTTTCATCAGGAAGATCAACTTTGTAAACAGCGCCTACATTAGTATCAAATGCATTTTTTGCTTTGTGCGCTTGTCCAAGATAAACACTTTTAGCAAGAACTTGTCCATCTGGCGTTACAACATCATATTCATTGCGGCCCTTTTGTACAATTTTGGAGAATTGTTTGCTTTTAAGAGTTTCTTTATATCCTTCAGCAACTTTTGGGTTTTCAGCTACATATATTCCATGACCATAGGCTTGGTTTCCCTCGCCTGTGCCAATTTTAGATGCGTCAAACTTTGTAAACTTATATGGGCTGCCATGCCAAACAGTCATGCCAGTTGGGTTGTAACCTTGCGATAAAGTCTCTCTAAGCCCCATTTCGGCCTGTGTTTGCTCTGGCGTGGGTTGCTGGCCTCTGGCGTGGGCGATTGTGTAATCAGTCGCCAGTGCGTGTTTCTTGTTAAATTCCCGTGCATTTTCGTTTGCGGCAAACAGCATCTGTTCAAGGCTTGTCCCAGGATTCTGGACAAAATCCGATGATTTGCGCTTGAACGTGTTTAGTGCGCTGTAAATGTCAGCAAGGGTTGGCATTTACTTCTTCTTTTTTGTGGGCTTCTTAGCCTCTTTCATGGCTTGGCGCTGTACTGAATAGCCAATAGCCACCGCCTGTTTGGGTGGCTTGCCAGCGGCGATTTCTGCCTTAATGTTGGCCTTCAGCGCCTTGGGAGTCATTGATGCTATCAGCGGCATTTGCCTTCTCCTTGGATAATTCACCCAGCCAATAGTGGCAGTCTTGAATCGCGCCCGAAAGCTGAATCAAGACTGCCTCTTGTTGCTTTGCTTGCGCCTGGAGTTCTTCCAGACGCTTGTTTATTGCTTCTACGTTCAAGATTGACCGTGAATGATGGCAAAGTTGATGATCACGGCTTCACTGTATGAAGTCGATGCGGTCAAGTTGCGCAACGTAATCAAAGCAGAACCAGCAGCCAAGTACGACACATAAGTCGTATATGCACCAGCAGTTGTTCCCGTGGTGTTGCTAGAAATACACACAATGATCGTGTCATTAATGGAAATCGTGCTGTTAGTCAAAATAAACGACACAGCAGTGGCGCCAGCCAATGCCGCATTGTTCATGGTGATGCGACCAGCACTGGTGTTCAGCGTCACACCTGTGGATTTGCTGGTCAACTGAGTGACAGCACCTTGGGCAGCGGTTGAATAGCCGATTTCTTGGGTTGCGTAACAAGTGATGAATTCTGGGTCAGCGTAAGCTACGCCAGTTGCAATTGAGTTTGACATGATGATTCCTTAACAGTTCCAGTTTTTGAGGGATGCTTTAGCCCGTTCCGCTGGGCCTTTGGCGTTTTTGACTACCCCCTCCATCCTAGCGCAAAAACTGGCCTTACGCCCAGCATCTGCCTTGGTCTTTGGATTTGGGGCTGGTGGTTTTAAATTACTGCCGT